ATTGGTTTCTGGTCTGCAAATGTTAAAATTAAGCAAATACTTAAAATAATTCTTTTTTTAGTTGTGTATTAATAAGTTTATACTTATATTTGTGTATAATTAAAAACTAAATATTATGAAAAATTCAAACGTACTAAACGAGTTAAAAGATTTTGATTTAATAACTTTTGATGGTTCTTGTGTTAGTTGGAATACTGGATTATGGACTGTTAGTAGAACCACTGAAAAAGCTATTTTAATTGATGATGAATGGTTACCTAAATCTCAAGTGGTTTCTATATCTATGATTGAGAAAAAGAAATATGACTCTGATGGGAATTTTACAATTGTTACAGTTCCAGAATTAGTTATTAATAATTGGTTCGATAAAATGAACGATAAAAAAAGAGGCAAGGTATATGGATATTAAACAACTAAAAAAAGAATTACAGCTATCAAATACCAAGATAGCTGTATTCTTCGATTTATCATCTATGGCATTTGCAAATAGCACAGCCAAAAAAAGGTATGAACAGGCTTTATGTAGATTCTATAAGTATGTAAAGGAACACGAACCAGAAGAAACTTGTAGATAACACGTGATATAACAAACAATAAATTCCCTTTCTAGGGCATATTTAACTTTATGCCCTTATTTAAGCATATTAATATTAATTGTGGAACGCTTAACTTCACCGAAATTTTTATGGTATGTTATAACTTTACTATCTCTGCCACTTAAATAACCACCTCTTGAAGCATAAGCATCTTTAGCTGCTAATGTCCTATGTTGTTCTAACGTCATTAAATTAGATTCTAAAATAACTGAATGATGTAAATGTCCTGTATGTCCATACACATATTCAGAACTTCCAAACTCTTTTTTAAACTTACCTACAAAAGTGGTATCAATACTTTTAATATTTTTTTTGTGTGCGTGATGATAAAACAAACATACTTTTCCGAACGTTAAGCAATAGTAAGGGTCTGGATTAGTATCTATATTTAATCTAGGCTCATGGTCATAAAATGCGCTTAACATCTCACTAAGCCAAACACTAGAAGCTGGGTCATGGTTTCCCTCTGCCATGATAACATTTACTTTTTCGTATTTTTCTAATAGCATTTTTATAATTCTACGAATAACACGGATAGCAACACGAACTAATTTAGTAAATCTAGTATCAGCATCCAAAACGTGTTTACTTGCTGGTGTTACAGCATCCAAACCATCCCAATGTAAGAAGTCGCCTATTTGTGCAAACACACACTCTTTAGCGTTTGGACTTTCTTTTATTGCAACTTCAAAAAATTTAACTAAAGTATCTTCTGCAATTTTTAAATCCCAATCTGCACCAGTTTCTTCTGCCCAACTCATCATACCTAAATGATAATCGGTTAACGTGTACTGATTAATTAAATTAGCGTTGTTTAAGCGTTCTTTATATTCTGTTGGTGTAGTTGGTTCAATTTCTTCTTTAAGTGCGTCTATTGCGTTTTTAAGTGCTTTTAAACGTTCTTCTTTAGGTAAATCATACTTTGCCCATTTACCATCACCAAACGGATTAGTAGTGTAAGATATTGGTGTAAATTTAGAAGTATCAAAATCTTGTTTGTTTTGCTTCTTGCCAAAAGTTTCAGAAATAACATCACCGTTTTTATTTCGGCTTTGCTTTTTTAATTCGTAGTTTTCATCAAAGCGTATAATTGCAAGTTTTTTGAGTTGTGCTTCATTAATTCTATATTCAGCGTTTCCATATTTTGTTTTAGACCTTACTTTAAAACCTAATAATTCTGCTTCACTTGGTTTTAATCGCTTTTTTCTTTTACTCATAATTTAACACCTATTGTAGCAACTGCGTTAACATTGTTGTTAATGTATTGTGCGCCAATGCCAATGATTAATTTATTTTTAATTTGAAATAAAACACCTAATTCTGGACTTGTTATTTGTGAAGATATCGGTAATTGTGCGTAAATAAAAACACCACTATTATCACGTCGTATAATCGTTTCTGTGGTTGTTTCTTTTTTAGGATATGTAATATACCCTTTTACGTCTAAAAGTTCCCCTGTGGTCGTTATATCTAGTTTAGCAGTTGCATCATTGCTTTTAACTTCTGTTGTGTATTGTTTGGCTTTAATTGTATTGCTGGTTGCAACATCCCTATAAATGATGCTATCTTTTACTTTCTCTACATTAACGTATCTGTAAAGTGTATCTATTTTAACTTTTGTTATAGTATCTGTAACATTTACTATTTTAGTTTCTGTTTTGGTTGTTATACTTGGTTTAGTTTCGCATTGCTTCATTAATAGCAAAGCAAAAGCAAAAGAAACAAACACCCATATAATATTTACTTTATTCATAGATTCATTTCGAAATGTGGTGTATCTGTAAAACTTTTAAAATTACCACCCCATCTATTACGCTCATCTAAACTTTCCCAATAAGAACCAAGTGATTTTAATTTATGCTTATCATAAGTTAGCTTACCATTTATAAAAAAATTAAAGTCAACTGCCAAACGGTCTAAGTGCTTACTATTTAAAGTTCTACTTTTACCCTCTGCTTTTAATCTTTTTTGCTCTTCCAATGAACGCCACGCATGACCGAATGTTAGTTCAATATCTATACTATAAGCATAGTCTATTAAGCACCCTATATTTCTAGTAAATATTCTTTGTTTAGAACTTAAACTCATTTATGATTTTTTTTGTAATCTTCAAAGGCATTTTTAAGTTTATTGTAACGATATTCCATGTCTTTGAATTTCAAATCGTACTTTTCTGTTAAATCTTTTAAGTCGGCATCATATCTTTTTTTCAAATCGTCTAGGGCTTCTTGGTATAAGTCCATTATAGACTTGTTATTTTCAGTATCTGCTTTTTTTAAATCGGCTTTTCTTTTGTTACGCTCGTAACCCCAAGCACCTGCACCAGCTAAAAAAGTGATTATTTCTGGAATATATGGCTTAATGAAACTTAACATCAATCAATCTATTTATAAAGTTAGTATTATTTCTTTCTTCCCAATTATAAAAGCAAAATTTAATTAAGTTATCTCTTAAATCTAACCTATTTATTACGTTTAAATAAGCATCTATATGCTTTTCACTTGGTGTAATGTTGTTTTCGTTACATTTACCAATAAAATCTAAGATAATACCTATCATTTTTTTATAAATTTTAAAATTTGCTTTCTGTTTTCTTCTATTAATAATACAAAATATAAACCGTTTTGTAATAAATCAACATTTATAACATTATCTACACCTTTAGCAACTAATTTACCGTTAATATTATAAATAGTATAATAATCAAATGTACCTTTTATGTTTATTTTGTTACTTGTTGGGTTAGGGTACAATTTAAACGTTTCTAAGACACTATTTTCTGTGTTTAATATCTCACTATAAATAATTAATTCCGAACTATTACAAGCGTATTTTATAAGCTCATTTGTTGTTTCAATCTCTACACCGTAATTAGTAAGTTGACCAAATACTTGTATAGTAGCGTCCATAATTTCAAGCGTGTTACCATTAAGCTCTAGGTTGTTTGTCTTAACTACTTTATTATTCGCTTCTAAACAACCATTACCAACTGACCAACTAACTGCCATATCTTGTAATATTTCAGTAGCATTCCAATCGCTTTCCAACTGTGCATTAAGTGATAGCGATATAAATAGTATTAAATACTTCACTTATTCCTGCGCTTATGTCTTTGTCTTAAAAAATCAAATGTATATGTAGCAACTATGCCACCACCTGCTGTATAACCTAAGTCTGCCCAATCAAAACCAGTACCACCGCTTCTGCTATCGCTTAACTCTTTTAACGTGCCTACTAATATCGGTGTAACTATTCCCCAAAACTTTGCTTTTTTTCTATTACCATCTGTGTTTCCTAACGTTAACGAATATGCGCTCATTCCTAGATAAAAGCCACCCGCAAAATGCTCTTGCTTATCTGCCTTAATAGTGTTGGTGTTAATAAACATCCAACCTAAGCCACTTTCTTGTGCGTTAACGCTAAACGATAGTAACAAAAATAAAACTAAAATTCTCATAGTTCTTCATTTTCTTCTATTGTTATGCCACCCTCTAATAGCTTAGCTTCCCATTCAGCTTTGTCTAAATAGGTATCTACTATTGGTTGACCTGTGTTCATTGTTTGATTAGGCTCTACGCTACCGTGTGCTACGATTGTGTAAGTTTCATCTTCTCTACAAATGAAATACGTTGTTTGTTCTGGGTTCTTTATTGATTTCATAATTCTTCTTGTGTTACGTTAAATGTTGTTGGTGTGCCTAATATAGCTTCTATACTTTCATCAAAAGTAATATACCAAAATATAGGCGTGTCTAATTCTGCTTTGTTATAATCTACCCAATACAAAGTTGTATCCTCTGGCGTTTTAGGTAAACCATAATAATCAGCACATTGTTTACGTGCATCAATAGCCTCTTGCTCTGTTGTGTATTTGTATCCTGTCATTAGTAGATAGTATAATTATTGTTAATGTTGGTTTCAATTCCTAATTTATTAGATGTTTGGTCATCACCCCACATTATAAATTCTGAATTATTGCAGTTAGTAAAATTATTGTATTGTGGGAGCGCTCCTATATATAATTCGTTCGAGCCATAACTAATTGGATTTGCACTTACTGGTGTCGTTCCAAAATCTCCACCATTTGCACTTGCTTTTAAATTAGCACCATCATAAATATTAAACTGTAAAATTTGTTCAGTCGTTGGACTTAAATTTGAATCACTGATAAAGGAAGCTCCTCCGCTTGGTCTGCCATCAAAACTAATTCTACTATCGTTATTAATATTAAGAAACCCACCACTAGTGAGATATCCAATGCTGTCAAATGCACTAGTGCCTATTCGAGAACTTACTTTTGATATACAAATGTTTGTTGTTGGAAAAATTAAAGAAGTATTTTCTAAAACATCATTAATACCATCAAATAAAATAGTTGGCTTTCCATTATCCATCTCTACAACACCGCTAGTAACTAATTTCGGTTGCTTAGATGCTGTTGATTGATTAGTGTCTTTACCGTTCCCACTCTGGTCATACCAAGTAGTAATAAACCCATCATTAGCACCTGTAAACGTTGTTAATGTACCATCTGTTATTTCAGTTGCAGTAAAGTCTTGCTCTGCGTTATCTAATGAACGTCTTACTCTTACAACTGCACTACCAACTGATGCAGTAGATAACTCACGTAATGAATAGGCTGCTGCTGCGTTTGGATATTCGTCTAATAATAGTTGTGATGGTGTATATCCACCTGTTACTGTTATTGTCCAACCTTTACCTACTAAGCTATCAATAGCTGCTTCACCTGTTGCACTTGGTGCTTGACCACCACTTTGTGTAAACGTACCATTACTAACACCGCTTGTGTCTAGTGATACTAATATGTCGTCTATTGATTGGGTTGTTAGGTTTGTGGTTAAAAATGCGTCTGAATAATTAGTTGCTATGTTAGTATCAAATGCGTTAGCAGGGAATGATGCAAGGCTTGAGCAACCACTCCAAGCTCGTGAAATATTAGTACCACTACTTGTATCTAATAATGGAAAAGATGTTAGGTTTGAGCAATTAAACCAAGCAACAAGAAAATTAGTACCACTACTTGTATCTAATTCGGGAAATGATGTTAAACTTAAACAATTACTCCAAGTACTTTGAAAATTAGTACCACTACTTGTGTCTAATAATGGAAAAGATGTTAGACTTGAACAAGTAGCATAAGTACCATTAAAACTTGTAATACCACTTGTATCAATTAAAGGGAATGATGTTAGACTTGAGCATTCATACCAAGTTAATTTTAATTCTGTTGCACTACTTACATCAATTAAAGGAAAAGATGTTAAACTTGAGCAACTTCGCCAAGTCTCACCAAAATTAGTACCACTACTTGTATCTAATAATGGGAATGATGTTAGACTCATGCAATTATTCCAAGCAATATCAAAATTAGTACCGCTACTTGTGTCAATCAATGGGAATGATGTTATGCTTGAGCAATTTCTCCAAGCAGCCCCAAAATTAGTAACATTTCCAAAATTACCACTATCAGTTGCACTAATATCCATATTAAAACAACCTTGAAAAGCATTTGATTGACTTGTACTACCCAAAGCATAAATCCCAAAGTTTTTAATATCTAATAACTTTTGTCTATCACCGCCATTATTAAAATACATATAAGGAAAACTACCGCTAATTTTAATATCATATTCTCCTGCTGTTGGAAAAGTTATAGTTTGATTACCTGTAACACCTGTTATGGTTTGTCCATCTGATGTTTCAATGTCATACAAAAACGCTTGTGTTATACCTGTTGTTGATGTAGGTATAGTGAATTGATTATCTGCTGATGTACCTGCGTTGTCTGTTTTAACTGTTATGATAAAACGTTCATCTACACCGCCACCACCAACTATATTAGTTTCACCACTTGGCGATATAGCTTGTATGTTTCCCCATCCTATATCATTATTAGAAGCACCTTGTCCCCAACCTATATCGTTATTTACAGAACCTTGTCCCCATCCTACTTTATTTGCCATTCTTTTCTAATTTTAAAAGATACTTTTTTAACTTAACTAAATTAATCTGCTTAATCTTATATTTTTTACTTACATCACCCATCCGCCGAAATCGCTTTTTTTGTCTGGGTACATATCCCCATTACTATTACTATTGTACTCTGGGTAATCACTAGAATTAAAACACATAAAATCGATAAAACGTCTAGTATAATGTTGTGCTGTATCTCTTTGTTTCTCGATTAAAAAATCAATCTCGTTTTTATCTACGGTTTGCGATGTTTCAGAAGTATGCTTGTAAACGCCACCGTTTGCAACTGTATATGCTGCATAAGGTAAATATTCAACTAACGCCCAATGTATCGTAAAAGGCTTTATATACGTGTCTAATAACGTCTTGTATTTAGCATTACCAACGTCATTAATAGTACCATCTATTATAAGCGTTTGATATTTGTTATACAAGTCCGTACCTAAGTAGTTTTGAACGTGTATGTCTTGGCTTATCTCGATAAACTGCATAAATTTATCATTGTCAACATTACCGTTAACTACCGAATAACGTTTTAAGTCGTTTGCTGTTATAAATATTGCTTTCATCTATCCTTTGTAATTTGGGTGTTGTGCTATCCAATCTGGATGGTGTCCGTTCTTATTATTGCCAGTCATATCTTTAGGTGCTATCTTAGCCTTTTTATACTCTTCACCTTTTGGCTTATAGCTATTCGGTATAGTATCCACCTCTTCGCTAGAACTTAAAGCCTTATCTTCTTTGTAAGTGCCATCAGTATTTTTCTTTAATCTGTAAAGTTCCTCTTGGAAGTAATGACCACAATTAACACCACCTTTATATTTAAATAAAGAATAGTTTTGTCCTTTATGCCCGAATGACTTATTTACACCGCTAAAACTCGCTTGGTCGATATCTTCTTTTCTGTACACAACACCTTTACCTGTTCTGCTCATCATATTAGAACAGAATAAACGACTTTTACC